GTGCCGCTTTCACCAACGAAAGCTTGCTCTGTGTAACGAGCTAAGCCCATCAATGTATTGCGTGATGATGGTGGAACAATGAAGAAACGACCGTCCATAGGAACATCGTTGTCATCAAGACGTTGGATTGTACGACGGATAGCAGCATCAGTTAATGCAGAAGCATTAGGTGTACCTGAGTTGTATGCAGTTGTACCATCACCACCGATGTAAGCACCACCGTAAGTAGCAGCACCGTTACCACCGTTGAAGCCACGACCTAATTGAACAAGAGAGGTATCTACTTGTTTAGATAGAGCATAACCAGCATCTTCTGTGTAGAAGCGACGTAGTGAAGTTAAAGCTTGTGCTTCGACGATGTCCTCAATCAAACGTGAGTACTCGTAGTGTTTGTCAATAGTTACAACTACATCGCCTTCAGTTGCGGCTTGTAATTCAACTTGTGTGTTAGCTGCTTTTAAAGAAGCTGTACCACGGGTTGGTGAAGGGATATGAACTGTATCACCTTTTTTACCAACGAATGACATTTTTTTAAATAAGTTTGCAAGAACTAGGTTCTTTTTGTAAGCGGCAACAATCTCATCACTCCAAATCTCAGGAATAAAGGTTGCAGCAGTTGTGGTTGTTACTTGATTTGAGCCTAAAGCCATTTTATAAATCCTTTTCTATAAAGTTTAAATTGATTTATTTCTAAATCACGCGACCTTCACGATAGGCTTGCATAATTTCTTGTGAGCGAGCTTCATACGTTTCAGGGTCAGTTTGCATAAGTTTAATAATATCGCTTCGACGATATTTCTTTTTTGAAACAGATTCTTGGGCATTTCCATTACCAACATCAGCCGCTTTGAGTTGTAAGTCACGGTCAAGTTTGGCAGTTTCTGTTACCTTAGAGGTTACGGATTGTCGTTCATTCCAAGTAGACAAAAGTTCTTGAGCCGCATCATAATCGAAATTACTATCTGCTCGGTTGTATAACTCTGTCCTAACTTTAGATGCCTTAATCCATTCAGCAAATGCAGGGTTAGTTACAACCTCTACATAATTAGGGAAATCCTTAGAAAGCTTATCTTGAATTGCCGCTTGTTTCATGGCAATAGAGGCTTGCTGGGCTTCCTTAATAGCTGGATGATTTTCGATTGCTTTATTTACAGCACTCTTAGGCTCAATGAAGAAGTCCTCATCACTATTAGTTTCTATCTCTTGTGTCTTTAAGTTGTTAGCTGTTTGCGTCTTAATAAAGTCATCTACCACTTTACGCAGGTCACCTACCTCACCACCTTGCTTGCCAATAAACCTTTCAGCCTCTTGGTGCATTGCAATGATGTCTTTAACTGACTTGTTGCGGTACTTCTCAGGTAAATCGTCTTCAACAGGTTGTTCGACTTGCGCCTCTACGGGTGCATCAATTTCGTCTAGTGAACTTGTTTCAATCGTACTTTCTAAAACGTCATCTAAAACTTTTGCCATAATATTTCTCCTGTGCATTAAGCATTATAGGAAAGGAACTAATCTATTGGCTAGACTAATCTCTTTTTGCAGGTAGGTTATGCTTTTTAGCCCAAGCATCTGCAGCACTTGGAAAGCTACCTGAGTATCCTTCTAATGCAATGGTAGGTGTACTAATCATACGAATAGCATTACCGTTACATTTAGAACACTCAGTGTATTCTGTTTTATTATCTATATACCGTTCATCTACTTGGTCACAAACGGAACACTTGAAATCAAGCATTATCCGCAATTTGTAACTCCTCGTAGGCTTGTTCACTAACTTCTTTTAGAGATAATACCCATTGTAAGATATCTAACTGCCCTTTACGCTTGTGTAATTCTTCATGCGTATCTACAGTAGATATATTATTATATGTATTAAATAAAGCCTGAACATCTTCTATAAACTCTTTCCACCCGATTGTTGCCATTGTGGAAAATCTGTTCTCGTAATACTCTTGTAATTCTTTATCCAAGCTATTGCACTCCTAAATTAGATGTGTTATAATAAGCTTATATTATACTTACATTATATCACAAGATTACTCCATTGTCAAGGGCTTTTCCATCTGTAGTTTAACGATGTCAAGTTTCTGCATCATGTCTTTTTCTTTTAAATCCAACTCTTTCTCTTTGAACATAAGTTCAGACAACTTGGCACGACGCTCAAATTCCTTGTCATCAGCAGTTCCAGCAGAAAGGTTGTTAGATAAAGCAGCAGCAAGTTTAGCTTGAACCTCTTGGGGTTTAAGTTGAGTTTCAACAGCAATTTGTTGAGCTTCCGCTTGTTGTTTACCTGCTTTAGAATTCAAGTCATTAGTTTGTGCAGTAATTAAACCTGCTTGCAATTGCATTTCCATTTGTTGAATTTGTTGCGCTTCAGGGTTTGGTTGCATTGCTTGCATTACTTGAGCAATTAGGTTATTTTTATTAGGTAGAGAACTATTGGATATCACACCTTGCATCAAGATTGGAAGGATAGGACTATCAGGACCAAGAGTTTTCATCAAGTTAATCATTTGTAGTTGCTCAACTTCACGAGCAAGCATACCCAATGAGCTAGAAGCCACAAAGTTGTAATCTTTCACAGGGAAATGGTCAGCATCAAATTGCATGAAGCGGTAAGCAGCTTTCTCTACAAAAGGAATAAGGAAACTGTCTTGGAAATTAACAAGAGTGCGTTTATTCTTTTTGATAATAGATGAAAGGGTGATAGACATTTCACCAGCACCAGCAGGAGAAGCTTGCATTGCTTGTGAATCAAGAGTGCCTGTCGCTTGTAGCAACATACCTTCAAATTTATTAGCAATTTCAATGTTAGAAGCATCCGTTGTGCCAAACTTAAATGGCATCAAGATTTCAGCAGGATTGCCATTTGTCAAGATGGTTTTTCCTGGTCTTACCTCAAATTTACTACCACGAGGAAGGCGTGTAGCGTCCATAGCCATCATTGGGACAGCGGTTAGGGCAAGAGAATCTAGGTGACTACGCAACTGGGCATCAATCGCCTTTTGCATATTATAACCCTTCTCGGCAATGCCACGACCCCAAAAACGGTTAGGAATACTATCATCTTGGTATGCAATAACTGGGCGGTCTTGCATCATGTATGGGTTTTTCTCTGCTTTTAGTAATTTATTATTACCAATAACAACGATTGCCTCTACTAAATCACCATACTCCTCCATTAACTCGGTTTCATCTTCCTCACCAAGCAGGTCAACAATCTCCTCCTCGCCTTCAGATTCTAACAAAGCGGCTGGCACTAAACCATAGTAGCGAATGATGTGAACTTTGTCATCATTATACTCTTGGTCAATCCAAGAAGCCTCTAGGTCTTTATTTGGTGTCGCATCGTCATCAATATCTGTGTCTTTATACACACCCTCTTTGACTTTTTGAGCAATAGTGTGAGCAGATACAAATTCCTCAATGGCAACACCCATCGCTTCCTCAATAGTTGAGGCATTTGGGTCAATAAGGAAGTTTTGTGGGTTGATTGGACGCAACGCAACATTAATTTTCTCTACTTCTTCCACACCAATCTGAATTGCATCAGCATTTTCTAGTGGGCGAGTAGCAGGTTTAAACTCTTTGGACTTCTTGAGGGTAATTTCACCAATACCAGTACCATAGATAGAGGCAAGAAGAATAACATCACCAACAGATTTACGGATTTTATTCTTTTTAAAACATTCCTTCATGTATTTTTGTAGATATTCAACATCCAATGGGTCTTCATCACCCATGTTATCTTCAATCTCAAACAAATGGTCGCCTTGCCCAAAGACAGCTTCCTCAATCTCAGCCGTGTGGTTCTCAATGGCTTGTTGCAGAGCAGGGGAAGTGATACGGCTACGCTCTGAGCTACGAGTTAAGTCCTCGGCTGCCCATACACCACGCCACAAGCGTTCGTATTCTTTCCAATCAGACAAATAGTTGTCATCACGGTGGTCACGCCACTCGTCTGTATAACTTACAATCCATTCTACTAACTTATTTTGCATTTTTAATACCCCGAAATTGCGTCAATTGGTTGATATTCTTCTTCTTCAAAACTATTTGAACTTTCTACTATTTGTATTTGGTCAATGTATGCCAAGGCATCAATAAGGTCATCATGCAACTGTGAGTTAGGAAAGTTGACAAGCTGGTCA